TCTGACTAATTGGGAGAAATTACGCAGACCATTATTATTAAGAGGAAAAATAACTCAAGTAGAATATAAATAAAATGATAACAAGACTATGTGCATTTGATTTTGATAGTACTTTAATTTCAAGTCCAATGCCTGAAACTGGCAAAATTGAATGGAAAAAGTATTATAAAAAAGTGTTTCAATATTCTGGTTGGTGGGGTAGACCAGAAAGTCTTGATTTGAATGTTTTTGACATTAAACCATTTCCTAAAATATTGAATCTTTTAAATAAAGATGTTTCAACACCAGCTACATATACAATTGTATTGACTTCAAGACAGGAAAAATTGCGTCCTTTAATTCAGAAAATTTTAGATGTTAATAATATTCATGTTGATAAACTTGATATGCAACGTGATCAAAGAACTAAAGGTCAAAAAATTCTTGATTATGTAAAAAAATTTCCAGACCTGAGAGAGATTAATGTTTATGATGACAAAGATAGTGATATTAAATCATACGAAGGAATAAAAAATTCACTCCCTGAAGGTATAAAATTTAATATTTATCTTGCAAATAACGGTAATTTAAGTTTAGTTGAAGCAGAAAGCAAACTTATATCAATTATTAAAGAAGAAATTGAAAAATTCTAAACTACTGTATTTATAGTAAAATTATTGCAATTGATGGGTATAAGTTCAAATAAAGAAAATTTTATTATCTATGCACAAAAAAAACATAGTAATAAATATGATTATTCCAAAGTAGTATATATTGGTAATAAAAATAAAATAATTATTATTTGTCCCCAACATGGTGAATTTTTACAAAGACCAAATGACCATTTAACAGGATATGGTTGTAAGAAATGTCAATATGAAAAAACCTCAAAAGAGAATAAATTCACAAATGAGATTTTTATTGAAAAAGCAAATAAGATTCATGACAATAAATATGATTATACATTAATTAAATATAATGGTTATGAAAATAAAATTATAATTATTTGTAAAAAACACGGAAATTTTCAACAATCACCACATGCACATTTAAGTGGTGCTGGATGTCCTATTTGTAAAGAATCTCTTGGGGAGAAAAAGGTTGCAGAAATATTATTAAAAAATAAGATAAAGTTTGAAAGAGAAAAAACATTTAATGATTTAAAAGATAAATCGAATTTATTTTATGATTTTTATTTACCAGAACACAGAACATTTATTGAGTATCATGGAATACAACATCGTCAATCAATAGATTTTTTTGGCGGTAGAAATGCTTATATTGAAAGAAGAAAACGTGATATAATTAAATTAAGATATGCCATTAATAATAAATATTTGTTAATGTCGATATATGATATTCCAATAAAGGATATGGATGAATTATTTGTAAATGCATTAAAATATAAATCAATAATATGAGCAGAATATCACCGAAATATTTACCACAAATAAGTGCCCCAATCGATTTGGTTTTTGAAAAACTTATTGAAAATGACTGCGATTATGATTACAGTCAAATAAATCCAAATGAATTAAGTCCATCACAACCATTTACATTATCTGATGATGTTCATACTGCAATAAATGATGATATTCATCCAATATGGGTTGATAATGAGATGAAAATTATTGATGGACATCATAAATGGATTAAAGCAGTACTTGATAATACACCAATAATTATTGTTAAATTAAATACCGATTTCAAAGATGCTTGCAGAGTTTTAAATAAAATACAGGACATTTATGAATATCAACAAAAACGTGGCTTAGAAGAAGTTGAAATGCAGGACACTATAAATTATTATGGTGGTGATGAAAATCAATTTTTAAATTCTTTGGAAGAAGATAATTTAAATATAGAAACTCCATCAGGAGAAACGAAAACAAATCAAAAAACAATTACTGCATATCGAAAAGAACCAATAAAAGAAAATTCGGCTGTTGGAAATTTCTTTTCATTAAAACCTATTGAGGGATTTAACAAATATGAAATTGACTTTGATAATCTTCTGGACTTACATTCTATGGGAGTTACATATAAAGACGGACAACAACCTGCTGATATTTTGGCAAAAATTTGGTTTCCGCACATAAATTTTGAAAAATTAAGTGAACAATATAAGATGCCTTCAGTTAATCTTAAGAATAAAGCAATTACAGAAAAAGCAATGAGTTTGAATTATGATGGAATCAAACATGATGATAAATTAATACAAGGATTAAAATAAAAAAGCTATGAATACATACAAAATTACAAATCTAACAAATACCGCAGGAAAGCGTGATTTTAAATTCAATTCTCAATTAGACATTGAATATGTTGATAATATGATCAAGAAAACGGTTAGCGTAAAACCCGGGGCAAGTCTCTACCTGACAGTACCTTCTTTACCTATGTCAGTACATAAATTAAGAGCAAAAAACTTAATTAGTGTTGTTGAAGTAAGTGCAAAAGAATTGGCAGATTTTATGAATAGTGCCAAGCCAAAACCAGCACCTGTGGCAGTAAAAGAACTTGTAACTGAAGAAGTTACCGCAGAAGAAACTGCAAAAAGATCAAGCAGGAAGAAGAAAGAATAACATACATTCTTTATTAGTAGAATATTAATGCCAACATTTTGTTGGCATTTATTTTTAAAATGTCTTTCATCTTTGATGATTTTCAGTTATTTTTACGTATTTATAATAAATTACATTATTTTATAATAATTTATAAACAAAGCATGGACGGAAAAATTAGGATTTTATTCTATAACTTAGATTCAGCAGGGGTAAATTACTTTAGAACATTAACACCAGCACAAGAACTTCAGAGAAATCATTCAGACGATTTTTTCGTTGAAATTAATCCACAAATAGATTTTAATGACCCAAAATATATTGATTATTTAAAAACATTTCACATAATCCATTATCACCGTCAATTTTTAGGTGATACAAAAGAAATGTTAAAGTTGGCAACTGAATTAAGAAAATCTGGTACAATATTAATAGTTGATATTGATGACTATTGGCAATTACATAAAAAACACCCATTCTATTCTTTGAATCTTGAAAAGAAAATGCATATTCCAATATTGGAAAATTTAAAAATCGCTGATTATGTTACAACCACAACAGATTTATTTGCAAGCGAAGTTCGTAAAATAACTGGTAGGGATAACGTTGGGGTATTTTATAATTCAATTGACCCTACATGGATGAAACAATTTCAAAGTAATAGAAAACCAGACCCAGATGGATTTGTAAGAATTACATATGCTGCAGGGTCAAGTCATATGGCTGATATGGAACAGCTTGAAGGTGTATTTAATGTATTATCAAATGATTCACAATTAAAAGATAAATTTAAGATTATTCTTGCTGGATGGGATACTGAAGGTAATACCACTGATATTACTTTTAATCAGGAGTTTGGTGATATATTACAAAAGAAGAAATTATGGACTCATGAAGTTGTTAAAGCAATTAATAAATCAAGAGGTGACGTAGATAAAATACCTAAATTACCCGCAGATTTGAAAGAGAAATATAGAGGTAAAATTTTTAATCAAAAACAGAGAGATATTCAATCAACTGAAAGTGTCTATTTAATATATGAAAAAATATTGACAGACAATCATCACATGATTAATAATCCTGATTACGTGCAATGGCTTTCAAATTTTGAAAGAAATGTTAAATATGATAATGAATTTAACTATGCCAGACGTTGGACAGAAAAAGCAAATACATATGCTAAAGTATTGGATGAAACTGATATTGTAATAGCACCTCTTGCTGACAATTCATTCAACAGGATGAAATCAAATTTGAAACAGGTAGAATGCTGGACAAGAAAACTTCCGATAGTATGTTCAGATATACCTCCATATAATATAGATGGTAGACACATGGAAAATTGTGTTCTTATACCTACAGAAAAAAATGCCAGAAAATATTGGCAGAAGTATTTAAAGAAACTCATACTTGACGCTGATCTACGCAAACAACTTGGCGAACAGCTATATGAAGACTTTAAAGATAAATATAACTTGGCAACGGTTACAAAAAAACGTGCTGATTTTTATAAAGCAGCAGTTGCAAAAACATTAGCAGTAGTTTAAAAATAAAAACATGAAAACAAAATTAGTTAAATCAAAAAAAATTAAACAGCTTGAAAAGAAAGCTCGTAAAGAAGAAAAAAAAATACACTCTAAAGTAAAAAGGGTATTTGGTACAAGAGTTGGAAAAACACCAAAAATTAACGAATATTATAACAAACAAGACGATAAAAAGGATAAGAGAAAAAGTAATCAACTTGTTGATGCGATCACCAAATCAGTTATTCTTAATAAAAGAATGTTAGGTAGAGATAATTATCAACTAAAGAGATGGCAAGAATCATATTTTCAAGAACTATATTCTGAGTTTAGAAGATTAGTTGAAAAATATAATAAAGGACTTCAGGTTAAAGCAGAAACATTAGCAGATAAAATTAGTGATTTAAAAACCGAAAAAAAAATGCTTCAGTGTGATGTAAAAGAACTTGAAGAAAGAAAGAAAGTATTGATTAATGATTAATTTTTTTAAAAAAATATATTTTTGGTTTTATATTAAGATACATATTATCTTGATAAGTGTCGGCATTATGCTGTATAGAGCAGAAGCAGATGCACAAGCTGACCCAAATAATTTACAGGAAGGCGATAAAAGAATTCAAAGAATGCTTCACAGAAATCAAACCCTTGAAAAATTCTATGCTGGTAAAACTGATGAAAAATATGTCAGAGAATATTATGAAATATTAAAAAAGGCAGATAAGTTCATTCGTACAGCAACTCCATATCAGATGGCACTTGCAGCAGATAAACATGGAAGTTCTTATGCTCAAAAGGACCCAAGAGGTAAAAGATACGAGCATTTCGGTTTTTATGACGAAAAGCACAGACATGCTGGTAAAACAATTGGTGAAGTTTTAATTCAGGAGTATGAAGAAAGAAGACTCAAAGATGATGATTATGAATTGCTTGGTATTTACAATAATGAACCAGTTGAAGTAGGATTAGCAAAGGTTATGAATGTGATTAAAAAAATTGACGAAAATGATTTGGATTCTCAATATGAAGTAAAAGACATGACTGAAAAATCTAAGACTTTTGAATTTCCAATCAAAGTTATTCGTGAAAATGAAAATACTGTAAATAAAATTGAACAACTTACTGAATTTTTACATATTAAAAAAATTGGGTTTGATTATCGTCAGTTAGAATTTTTAATACCGTTGAAATTCAAAACAAGTAATTATGACGAAAACACCGATCTTTTCAAAGAATTGATTAATATTAAAGAAGTTTTTCTCCGTAATGATTATGGCGAATTAACTGGTTATGGAATTATTAAATTTATAAAAAGAATACAACTAAATGATACTCATGATGTGTTGAAATTTGAAGCAATTGAAATGCAAAACATGAGAACTTAAAATAAATAAAAAATATAATTATGAACCCATATTTAGAAAACTTAAAAAAAGCAGTTGAAACTGGTGATTTTAATTCAGAAGCTGCAAAAAAAATAATTGAAATCGATAAAAACGCAGACAATGCAAAAGGTTTGTTTTTAACAGAAGAAGAAAAAAACGAATTGGCTAAGAAACGCTTAGATGCTGTTTTGGAAGGTACTGTTGTTACCGAAGAAGAAATTTTAAAAATTAATTCAGAATACGATAAAAAAATGGAAGAAATTAAAAAGCAAGATGCTGTCAATAAACAATTAGCAACATTAGTTGAAATTGAAGACATGGTAAAACTGAGTGTTGATGACATGATATCCTTTATAAAAGAACTTGAAGATAAATTCAAAAAAGAATTTGATGAAAATGACCCGATTTTTGAGAAATTAAAAACAAAAATAATAGAAACAAAACTTAAATATATATCTTTTATTAATTATTAATTAAAAACAATTATTATGACAAAATTTGAAGAAGCATCTGAGGATGTAGTAAAACTTTTTGATGAAGTTAGAGACGGCACAACAATCCCACAGTGGGTTGAATTTAAGGTTCTTTGTAATAACAAACAAAAAAAAGACCCTTGCAAACTTATAAAATCAAACGATCTTGTAGAAACACTTACTGAAGGATTAAACTTTGCAGTAGTAGTTAATGAAGAAATTTTTAACGAACTACCTGATGATATGAAAAAAATGGCATTTGATGAATGTCTCGCTGGTGTTGGTGTTAGTGAACTTGATGCACTTTCGCTTGAAAAACCAAATTTTAATACACATACAGGTGTATTACAGAAGTATGGACATGACCCAATTATTGTTCTTCACGAATCAATCAAAAGTCTTTATGATACGAAAAAACAAAAAGAAGACGAAGAAAAAGCAGCAAAAAAAGAAAAGAAAAGTAAGAAGGGTTTTAAAAAAGCATTTTAATTATTAATCCAGACAAATCCCGACACATAAAATGTCGGGATTTTTTATTTATTAGTATTTATAGAAAAATCTTTTATAATGGCTTCATATAATATTACCTTTCCATTAAATGATGATGTCAGCACAAATACTTATTTTTTAATGAGTAAAGTGACCAAAGACGCATTCAGTTCTGATTTGTTATTACTCTTGCTTACAAGTAAAGGTGAAAGATATTATGAACCAGACTATGGTACTAATCTATTAAAATATATATTCGAACCAAACGATAATTTAGATGCAAATGATATTGAACAAGAAATTAAAACAACTGTATCAACATATATTCCAGCACTTACAATTAATAGTGTAACTTTTAATTGGCTTACTGATGACGAAGGAAATCCAATATCGGAGAATCAGGTAAATGTTAACATTAAATTTACATTTAGCGAAGATGCTTTTAGTGAAAAAGGTGAATTAGATTTAAACTTTTAAAATATAAAATATAAAATATGGCAAACGACACAACTCAAAACATTATACAATACGGAAGCAGAACTTTCGGAGATATAAGAACTGATTTAATAAGTTATATTCGTCAGGCATACCCAGAGATTTTATCTGACTTTACTGATAGTTCAGTTGGCGCAATGCTTATTGATTTAAATGCTGGCGTTACTAATAACTTATCTGTCAATACTGATAGAGCATTTCAGGAAACGCAAATAGACTATGCACAACAAAGAGCATCAATTTTAAATATTGCGAAAAATATGGGATTTAATATTCCAGCAAGAAGACCTTCAGTAACTGTAATCGATTTTACTGTAACAGTTCCTGTTCTTGGTGACAAACCAGACGCTTCGTATTATCCTCAATTACAAGCAGGTGCACAAATACTTGGTGGTGGAAAGATATTTGAAACGCAAGCAATTATTGATTGGAGTTCACCAATAAGTAATTTAGGTGACCCTAATCGTTCTATTATTCCAAACACAGATTCAAATGGTATTATTATTAATTACAGTATAACAAAAAGAGAAGTGGTTATTAATGGTTCTACAAGCATTTTTAAAAGAGCAATTAGTTCAACAGATATTGTACCGTTTTTTTCAGTAACATTGCCAGACCCAGACGTACTCGAAATAGATAATGTTATTTTATTGGAAGGTACTAATTATTCAAGTAATCCGACTGCTGCAGATTTTGCTACAGCAGCAAACAAATATTATGAAGTAGATTGGCTTGCACAACAAAGAGTATTTGTTGCAAATAGAAATAGTTCACAGCCAAATACAAATACAAATGGACTTAAGGCAGCAACATGGATTGATGTGACCAAAAAATTTATAAAAGAATTTACAACTAACGGTTATTGTAAAGTAATATTTGGTTCGGGTGATGCAGATGTTGATGCATTCAAATCAGGTTTTCTCAAAATGGGTGTAAGTAATCAATATTTTCTTGAAAACTTTTTAAATAATACAGCATTGGGCGAAAAATTATTGGCAAATTATACATTATTTATTCAATATAGAACTGGTGGTGGTAGTAATTCAAACGTGGGAGCAGGTACTTTAACACAACTTGGTAATTATAATTTAACAGTTCAAGGTTCTCGTCAGGATTATAATCAGACAGTACAAAGAAGTTTAGCCGTTAATAATCCTATTCCTGCAATTGGTGGTAATGATGGATTGAGTATTGAACAAATAAGACAATTAATAAAATATAATTTTAGTAGCCAAAATAGAGATGTAAATTTAACAGATTATTTATTACAGCTTTATAAGATGCCGGGGCAGTTTGGTTCACCTTTTCGTGCTAATTCAATGAAATTAAATAATAAAGTTGTTATTTCAACATTAGGTATTGGGTCAGATGGTAAATTAGACAATACAAGTACCACATTAATGAATGAAAATATTGCAGAATATCTTAGTCAATTCAGAATGCTTAATGATTATGTTGAAGTAACCAACGGTAAGATATTTAATTTGGCTTTTGATGTTGATGTATATGTTGAAAATGTTGCCGATAATCAGGTTGCAAATAGTATTATTACACTTGTTAGAAACTATCTGGATATTAATAATTATGAAATGAATCAGGATTTGTTTCTGGGTCCGCTTCAACGTGAAATACTCTCAGCCAATGGAGTTATTAACGTTATTGACATTAAAGTATATAACAGAGTGGGTGGTCAATATTCAAATAACGTTATTTCTCAAGATATTAATCCAAGTACTGGTGAAATAACTATCATTAACAATAC